TCAGCTGAGCAAGAACGGCGTTAACCTGGCTCAAGCCCTTTTGACCGGTAAGACCTGTGTTCGCAAGGATCGTCTGGACGGCGTTGATCTGCGTTTCGTAGTTTGCGAAACCGTCTTTGATCGGGTCGATGGTGAACGACTTCGTAAGCTGAATACCAGCATCGACTATTTTGTTTGTGATGTTGGTTAGTACGGATATACCGACCGCAGAAAGCGTGGAAAACTTAGCTACTACAGTATCAACACCAGAAGCAAGTCCACTAAGAGATATACCCTTAGAGGCCTGATCAAGATCATTTAGACCTTTAGTGGCTCCCTGGAGCTTAAGACTGGCATTGAGCTTGTCGAGAGCGGTGAGAGTTGATTGGATACCCTCCGCAAATTGTTTGTTGTCGAACTGCATTTGGACAACGCGTTGGTCGATACTACTCATGAGGAGGTCACCGCCTTCAATAGCTTGTCTTCGATCTGGTCAAATATAGGTTTGATAGCCGGGTTGATGTAGTCTCGACCCTGAACATATCCACCAGTCCCTGTACCATAGCCATACTGAAGCATTATAGCGACAGGAAAATCGTGTTCGATGTCGTAGTTGGTCCAGTAGATGGTGTAGACGCCGTTTACGACTTCGACATCGTAACCCCAGTCTGCGGCAGCCAATCCCGTGTCAACAGGGGTTGCAGAGGAAAGAGCCGCAACGCCTTCCGCGCCATAGGAATCCAATATACTGAGGATGTTCAACTTGGATGCGTTCTGTAGAAAATTCTCAGTGTTTTTGAAATCTCCAGTGACGTTGAAATTGACTGGCATTGCGGCTCCTTTCTCATGTTGTTACTACCCAGGCTCCACTTACTCTAGTCCGAGGTCGAGCAATAACCCAGGCACCTCCGACACGGACCTTTGGTACGGCATAAACCCATGCTCCGCCGACACGAACTTTGACTCTGGGCAATGGAGCAGCGGCAAATACCGCAGCTTCGTCTATGTTCGATACCCAAGTAGGACTCTCAGAACTGGTGTAGTGTCCGACTTGAATGCGGAATTTAACACCGGTCTTGGCGAATGTTCCTCCAACGGTAGCGGAACCGAATTGTGTCCAGGTGACTCCATCGGTAGACGTGTAGAAACGAATGACGTTATCGCTTCCAAGATTCCCCATACCTACCCATGTACCGTTGGCGAGGGGAGTACCCAGAGTACCAGTACCGTTGACAGTTCCGCTTACCGTGGCAGCACCGGCAGCTTGGATCTGCCATCCGTTTCCTGAAGGAACCCAGGTGATTAGAACCTGGTTCGGGGTGGCTGCTGCGTCGTCGGCGGATATGATGAAAGTCGTGGATGCAGTAGAAGTTCCTGTTCCTGCATTCCACTTAACAGCCATGATTGTGGTAGTCAGATCATACTTGGCTTTTGACTGTGCATACGGGTAACTCGAATCCGGAGAGATGTGCAAAGCTCCGCTTGAAACTGTGATGAACGTCGTTCCTTGCGGGTAATTCCAAATACCCGGATTCAAAGCGTTTTCGTTGAAGGTGTCGATCGAGGTTTTTACGCCATTGGACATACGTCACGACCCACTGGTGTCAAACCACACAGAACCGTTCACAGCACCAGAGCCGGGGTCTACGTTTCCCACATACACAGTTCCAGAAGTAACATTCCCATATGCGCTACCACTATACAATTTTGCCACGACAAGCGGATATGCTGCCTGAAGATCAGCGGCAAGTTGTGCAGGGGTCCGGTGCGACCAAGCGCCAGATTCGTACTGCATAACGTCTCCGTTAGCAGGAACGATAGCAGCAATGGTAGTCAGGTTCGCATTGGAAGCTTGCTTACCGTTGAGGGAAGTCTGCATGGGACCTGTAACACCAGCGAGGCCTTCAGGTGTGACAGCGGTGGTATTGTCTGTGCCCGCTGTTATTTCGGCAGTCGTGGCGAGCTCGATAATTCCCGCAACTGTAGTGCTTGCACTGGGCACGGAAGAAAGGACACTTCCGAGGTTTATAATCTGTCCGCCCTGGGTGGTGAGCGTCAGATTTCCTTCGGCGTCTATTGCTCCGGTCTGAACCAAAGTAGCAACCAACGCTGTAATGGCGTCAGACGTCATTCCGGTTACAGTAGCCAATTACACACCTCCTTTCATAGAGAGGACGAGGACGCAGTCCAGGTACCATCGCCGTTGTCTGTTACGGAATTCCAACTCAATTGGAATATAGAGTCATCGAGCATGGCGAGATCGGAGATAGGAGCCTGGAGCGTAAACGTTCCGTCTCCATTGTCAGTCACAGTAAGACTTGCACCGTTGTCAATCAAGTCTGTGATTTCGCTGAGGACTGGAAGTCTTGGTGAAGTCGAGTCGTCGCCATACAAAATATACTCCAGCGCCTCCAAGACCGTTGGGTCCATCGTACGCGAATCGAAATATATGTGCGATGTTCTCTTGTACCCATCCATTGTTGGAGGGAGAGAAGTCAACTTCCAGCTAAAGTCATCAGTGCCTGGAGAATCAGTCAAAGACTTGTGGTCGTGGTCCGATGGCGTCGCCATAGCGTTATAGATCAGATGAATCTTGTAACCATAAACGCTCGACTGATCGTTTCCGATCTTTGTGCGGTAAGACATACCGAACGACTGACGTTTCTGCTTGGTCAGGAACAACCCGGGTCGAATTTGCGCAGTCCCGTCACACACTCCGAATTCATCTGGATAAGTGTACGCTGTGATAGTGGCTTCGAACTCTTCTCGGGAGAGTTTGTTCAGGTACTTTTCACCATCGATGTAATAGGGCTGTGCTGTAGCACCTGAGGCGTTATCGGTAACCGAAGTCAAACCGTTCCAAGCAACCCCAGGTTGGCCATCGAGATAGAGAACACCTCGGTCGACCCCGGCTTCGTAGTACCGACTACCAACATCACCCCATACAAGCTTTGTCAATTCGACCCTCCTCTCATCCGGTGGTACCAAGCTCCTTTCGGCGGCGTGCGTTTTCTGCACGGTTCATCGCTGCGATTTCGGCCTGGGTCATCTTCTTCTGCGGGGCATTCTTGAGGTTGCAGACCCGAACCAACATGAGAAGTTTATTCAGATGCCAGTACTGACATTCAAATGGGATGTTCAATGCCGTCATCCAATAATAGATGATCTCAGCAGTGACGATCTCTCTGTTCTTCTCGCTTGGTCGATGATCGTTGATTGTAGTACCGGTCATCTTCGCGTTGATGTACTTGCCGATGGCATCCATGTTCTCCTTGGAGAGCTTGCCATAAACCTCCGGAGGAACATTCGGCGTCAACGTCATGAGGACCACATACTTGTTGATCTCTTCTTGCGTCTTTTCTTTGTCAGTCAGAAAGGGCTTCTCGAAGATCTCCTCCCATTTTGACAAGGAAGCCAGAGAGTGCTCCAAGTCCATAGTGAACGACTCGGCGACCACGAATTTGCTGGTCTCTTCGTTGTAACCCTCGACCATTGGTACCTGTATGGTGAGCACTCTCTAGCCTCCTCTCGCTTTTAGCTGAACGGGATGAGCCACTCGTCGACAGAAACGTCGGGGAACTTGTAACCCTGGTTCGGGGACGCGGTGACCACCGTATCGACGGTGATTACGACGTCTCCGGTGACAGGAGCCTCGTTGATGAAGTAGGTGATGCCCGGAACAGTCGGGATGGTGATCGTGTGCGTACCAGCGGTGTACGTAGGAGCAACCGGAGTCGCCACCGTGACCGTACCCGAGAAGATCGCCAGAACATCATCCGGAGTCGGCAGAGACGGATCGGTGCCCGTGGTGCCGTACAGGAAGCCCTCCAGGGTGGCAAGAGCGCCAGCATCGACCTTGGTAGAGTCGATCGTGAGCGTGGCCGTGGGCTCATACCCCGTGACACTGACCGGAGTCGTGGTGACCGACCAGGTGAACTCGATCGCCGTCGGGCTGTCGTTGATCGTCGCGAAGTCCTTCTGCGACGGAGCCGCGAAGCAGCCGTAGACCAGGTGCAGCTTGTAGCCAGACGTGAGACCAGTCAGGTCATTGCCGAGAGTGGTCCGGTAGCACATGCCGAAGCTCACACGAGGCTGCTGGCCGATCGCGACACCGGCCTCAGGCTCCTGCGAACCGTCACACTGCGCGAACTCTTCCGGGTAAGTGTACGCCGAGACATCTGCCTCGAAGTACTCGGTGGAGATGAGGTTCAGATACTTGATGTTGTCCGCGTACAGCGGGGTCGGAGTCGCACCGGTCGGCTTCTCACTGACCTTGGTCAGACCGTTCCAGGCAACACCAGTGTCATAGACACCCTGGCTGTTCGGGAGGTAAAGGACACCACGGTCGACACCGGTCTCGTACCGACGCCCGCCTACGGTGTCCCAGGTGAGCTTACTCACGATGGTTCTCCTCAGTAGTAAATATTGAACACGTCGTGGTTCAGGTTTCCCGCCACGAAGAATCGATTATGAAGACACCTAGGCAATGCAGCGATCTTGTCCGGGATTTCGCTATCCGGATTTTGATCGATCACAGTGATCTGGTATCGATGGTCGTAGATATAAGGGATGCCGTCGGCGAACTGCGTCTTCGCGATGTATCGTTGGTAGACGATGCACGGGTATTGCATCTGTACGCTGGGTGGGGGTTGGAAATATACATTTCCACTACCGAGAATGGTCTCAAGCAAAGCTTGGAGATCAACCCTTTGGCCCGTCGTAAACACCTCCCAGCGTCAAGATAAGACGGGGGGCTTGTACTTCGACATTGCTGACGATCCACAAGACCCCCATCCATTCGACATACCGCATGGCAAGAATGTTCTCGATAGCATACGCATCCGCAACGATGGATATGGAATTGCTGACGGTGAGATCATCATTGACTTTCTGACCGTCGACGGCCTGGCGTGTGTTACGAATAACGTCACCGAAATATGAAACTTCTGTGATGGTATCGCTCCACACGCCAGGCGCTGATTCCACAGTTTCGCCGTAGCCGACTTTCCCGTAGAACCTTCTTGACATGGTCCTCTACTTAGCTGTTGCTGTTCGCACCGTCGGGGTTCGGACGGGTGAAGGTCCAGAATGCGGTGGCGTTGCCGGACAGCGGGAAGTAGTAACCCGAAGCCGGGGTCGCAACGATCGTGATGCTCGTGTCGGCCGCGATGGCGGTCTGCGCACCAGCAGTGAGGGTATTGCCGTTGCCGTCCTTGTACACGACACCGGTCTCGGTCGGAACCGTGGCGACACCAGTGGCGTAGTTGAAGGTCGGAACCGTCGGAGTGACAGCCACGTCGGCAGTCGGGACGCTCCAGATCGCCAGCGCAGCCTTCACCTTGGTCAGGGCGCCCGAAATTCGGGTCTCCGCCAGGTACTTGTACTGGTTGTAGTCGATGTCGAAGAAGTCGAACAGGTTCACCTCGCCACCCTTGTCAGCCCCGACGTTGTAGTCGACGGGGTTCACAACGATGCCGAGAAGATTGGTGGGACCGCTCTCCATGACCTCAACGGTCACGATGTCCGACACATTCATGGCAGCCGCGAGATCGGCCTTAGTGGGGTACAGACGACGCTGGAAGCCGTCCTTGATCAGAAGCATGTTGGTCAGGTTCGACCAGGTGGTGTAGAACGTCGGCTGACCGGTACCCTTGTAGAAGCGCATGGCCGCGAGAACCGACTCGACGACGAGCTCCCAGTTCGGGGTGGAAGTCATGTTGACGTTGACGTCGGTCTTGTAGAGCTCGTGCTCGTTCACGATGGAACGAAGACCGTCACCGCTGTTAGCGCTTCCGGGGTCCTTGATCTTGTCGATGTCCGCGATGTCGCGACCGTCACCGATGAGGATCGCGCGAGCGATTTCCTCCTTCAGCATCATGTCCATCTCGGCCTTCATCCACGCCACGACGTCGAAGTCCGTGATGTCGATGATGTCGTCCCGGTCGAGCTGCTGCTTCTTGTAAACCGTGGTCGGGGTGGTGAACCGCTTCGAGACGGAGAACCACTCCTCGCGCTTGATGTTGCCCTTGACGTAACCCTTGGCACGGGCCTCGTCCATGGTGATGTCGGCCACGATGGACTTAACGCGGGAGAAAGGCGAGTGGCTCAGGGTGCCCAGGAAGGGAGCAACCCAATCCATACGCCGAGAGTTGAACTGCGGAGTGTTGTCCAGGCTCCGGTACTCCGGGAACAGCACGTCCATCGGCGTGATGCCGTGAGCGAGGCAGTACTCGTCGACAGCCTGCTTCAGCGAACCGCACTTCTCAGCGGCCTGAAAAATACCCCGAGCGTTTTCGGGGGTGATCTGGTGCTTCAGCGACTTGCCATCCTGGGCAGCACCGGACTGGTCGAAGATGCTGCGGGTGAGTTCGTTGGTGATACCCATGTTAGGATCCGCTCCTTCCTGGTGGCTGAGGTCACCCTCGCCGGTCTTTTTGGTGTTGGAGTGCTCGGCATCGCCGTCTCCATCAGGGTCGTTGTCGATGTCGTCGTTCTTGGCGTTCTCGACGGCAGCGCCAACCATGTAGTTCATCATGTCCTGCTGGGCGGGAGTCAGAGTGTCCCAGACCTGCTGGAGAGTCTGCTCGTTCGCGTCGCCGGGGGCATCGTTACCCTGACCGCTAGCGCCACCATCCCCGTCAGTGTCCTCCGCGTGGAAGAACTCCAGACCGGTGAAGATGAGTGCCTCATCCTCAAGTTCCGTGATATCGCCGTCGGAGTGCTTGATGTTGATGTTGTCGATGAGGGCGCCACGATTGGCTCCGGCGAGAACAAGGCTGGTCTCACGGATGTCGCCGTGCATGACGAGCTTGTTTCGCTCAAGGAGATTGTTGGCATAGATCGACAGAGCCTTGATGTCCCCGTGCTTAACGAGAGCCCTTGCGTTCTTACCCTGAGGCGTCTCGTCGTTGAAGTATCCGTCAGCTCGAATGCCTTCTCCATCGACGTGCTTGAGGAGGGCATACCCCAAGATGTTGTCGAGCGAGTTGTGCACGTGCTGAAACACGAGCGGAACCTGCTTGCCGTCCATGTGCTTGAATGCATCAGGCGAGATGGTCCGACCGTCGGAACACTTGATGTTGGCCTTCGTGGCCCAGCCACTGAAATCAGGTTCCATTTTGACTGTTTCCTCCTGCCCCTGTCAGTTGTCGTTGTATTGCTGGATGAACGCCCAGAACCGGCCTGGGCACTGGCGTTAGTTGCTTCGGCTGAGGTTGCGCCGATGGTAGGTACTGCTGTGTCAACGGCATCCGACTATCTGGAGGCGGTGGAGGCGTCGGCATGTTGCTATTGATGAGTTGATCGGCCTTAGGATCCTTCGAAGGCTTCCAACCGATTGACGTTCGAAGATCGTTGGCGGATGCAATCTCGTTCCTGGAGAGCATGTCCGCGATCTTGGCGAAGTCAGCCATCGGAACGAGAGAGAAGGGGTTCCTGAAGAACGTAATAGACTGTCCCTGAGACCTGGCAGTCTTGCTGAGGAACGTCGCCTTCATAGCTTCGACCACGGCAGTCACGATCGGCTCGATGGTGCGAACGAGGTAGTTGTTCATGGTCGCCTCGTTAGCGGAACCGTTCATGATCGTATCGGTAAGACCGAGCTGATCGTACAACATCTGAGTCAGATAGGTGATCTGATCCATGAGGTTGTTGGTTGCCGGTCGGTTGAGCTGGGTGATCTTCTCGGTTCCGTCAGCGTAGGCGATGCCGTACTGGCTGCCTTTCAGCTGGAACTCGATGTCCTTACGACGCTGTTCGGCCTGTTCTCGTCGAGCTTCAGACTTGATGACGTAAGGAAGCTGAATGATCAGGTCCAGCTTTCCGGAACTAGACTGTTCGTCGACCTGGTCGAGCATGTTGAGCTTCCGAATCAGACGCTGAAGAGTCGAACTCGGCTCGTTCATCACCTGATAAAGTGGATTCTCTACAATGGCGACCATACTCTTGGGGAGAGTGACCTGCTGACGGTATCCCTTTTGTTCATTGTAAACCATGACTCGAACATGCTCAGGATACCACCCAACAACTTCTGCTGCGCGCATAGTAACTACGTCGTATGCATTCGAGTTGATGGGGTTGATAGTGGTTTCCACTGGAACGATGGCGACAACACCCTTGTCGAACATCGTCATGAAAACATCCTGTCGGAACTGCTGAGCGAACTGGTCGATGTTAGCCTGGGTGGTGAAGCAGTTGTTCAGACCACTCTGAATGTCGCTGAGGTATCGACCATCGGCGTCGTTTCGAACATGAACGAGCTGGATCGTCGCCGCATCAAGACTCATTCGAGTGAGGATCGACGAGATTATGGAACGCTCGTTCGAGAAGTTCAGACGAGTTCGGTCAGGTCGAACACCAAAGGTGGCACCTGCCGCGTAAGACTGAACCTGCTGATAGTTCTCGTCCCAGTTAGTGAAGACATTCCACGCATGCTTTATGAAATTCCGAACTCCCACGTCTCACCTCCTTTCAGGCTATTCGAAGGATTCCTTGTTGGCTTTGTACGCCACGTATGCGTCCAGCATCGCTGCGACGTTGTCGATTTTGGCTTCCTGGCGCTTCTTCAGAAGCTTTCGGTTACCGTTTGTGTCCTCCATGGTAATAGCATTCCCCATGGCGAACATCATTAGAAGCTCATCGAATATCAGAGCCCGTTGTTCGCTATAGTTCTTCAGTTCACCAAGAGGAACTGATTCCGACTTAGCTCCCTGAATTACTTTCTCGATAGCGTATTCGCCGTTTTCCTGAATCCATCGAGTAACGAATTCCTTGGCGTTATACGGGTCGAATCCGAATGCGCGAACGTCATATTCCTTTTCGATAATATGAGCGTCAAGATCGTCGTAGACTTCCATCATGTCGAGGACAGTTCCCTCAAGAACATGCAGACTGCCCTCTTCGATGAACTCTTGATACTTCTGACGCATAGCGCCGGGGAGTTGTATCAACGTCAGTGAAGTGATGTAACTTCGCGTCTTGACACCAAACCCGCCATCTAGCGGGAATAGGAAAGTAAAGGCGCAGAAGTCATCGCCCTGTGAAAGGTCTGCACCTAGGGCGCAAGGCATACGCCAGAACTCACGTGAACGATGAGGAATTGTCTCCTCGTACGTGAAGAAATACGTGTAGCCTTCCATCGGTATCCCAAAGCGTTTGGCCAGAATATCGTTTCGCGCGGCCGGAGCTTTCTCGGCTCGTTCGACGTCGAGCTGATAAGTCTCGTAGGTGACGGTCTTACCCAGGTTTGGGTTGGCCTTCACCCACATAGCAGGATTGGCTACTTCTTCAAGTTCATCAAGTTTATAGTGGAAGATCGAAATATGAGGTGCTTGGTAATCACCTTTGAGGATGTCAGCAAGCTCCAGTTTAATTGTGTCGCCAGAGCCATTTCGAACAGTTCCTTCTGAACTAATGGCAACGATAAGGTAATCATCTAGCTTAGATGCTCCCTGCTCTATAGCACCGACAACATCCTCACGAATATCGCCGGAAAGCCATTCGTCAATTGTACTGATCTTAGGTCGAAGCCCTTGGAGCTTGTTGATGGCCATAGGCCGGACTTCGAGGAGCGAACCGGTTAGGAAGTTTTCGACGCCCTTCTTTGTCGAAGCCAACTTAACGCGATTCGCCCTCGAACCGGTGGTATTTTGCAAAGAGCCCTCTGTCAGAAATTGAAACAGAGGACCTCGACTCCGGGTGATTGCAGTCCGAAAAGGCGACATGACCTCGTCGGCTTGTTTCATCGTCGGGGCGGTTGTGATCTGATGTGTTGTCGATGTGTCGACGTTCAGAAAATAACTCTGAATCGCTTCGGCATACATCGACTTGGCTGCACCTCGTGCGACGATGAGATACTGCTTTGTGGTTAGACGCTTTTTGATCGTCTTTTGAACGAACGATCCACCACGATTATCTTCTCGTGGTACGTATACACTTCGACTGACGAAGTAGTACCAACCAAAGATCTGCTCAGCCCAGAGCTTGAAAGAAGGCAGCAAGTGAAGATCACTGCCATCGGTGAGGGTAAGCTCATTCTCACAGTAGAGAATGAACCCTTCTACGGCCTTGTCGTCGTACCAGATGTTCGGGTTGGCGATGAGCGCATCGATACGATTCATCTCCTGGGAGATTTCCCTATTGACAGGAATTTCCCCTCGAACTACTGCGTCACGGAACTGACCGTAGTAGATCGGAGTTGCCGTGTTCGATAGGCTCACCGCCAACCTCGTTTCTAAGCGAAGCCGACGCTAATCGGGAACTCGCCGGTGTCCTCGCGACGGACGGTGACGTGCGTGGTGCCGGGCGGAAGAGAGATCATCTTGTATCGCTCCTTCACACCGATCAGAACACCGTCGTTCACGCTGGGCAGGTCGCCAGCGCCATTCCACACGACCACGCGAAGCTTCCCGTTGGCTCCGTAACCATCAGCGCCGAAGCGGATCTGGTTTGCGCCCTTCGGAACGTCGTAGGCCATCTCATCCGGATGAACCTTCAGAGACTCGATCTGCTGAGCCACATCTTCCTCCTGGAAAGTAGTCGGCGGCGCGTCAACGCCGGGCCAGTAATCAGCAACGCTGGAGATGTCCCAGCGAGTATCCGACTCGTACTGGTGAGCAATAGCTCCAGCAGGAATCGTCTTGTCCTTGTTGTAGTTTGCAACCCAGTAATGCGGTTCGGCGACCTTGCGGGCCTGGAAAGCTGCTCGAACGGTTGGCCACTCCGACTGAGAGCAATAGACAGTGGGATCGACTCCAGCCTTCCGGCGAAGCAGAACCCAGTCCACAGACTCGGCTGGGGTGGCGTTGCCCTTTTCGACGTCGAGAACTACACCGGCGTTCGTGGTGGACTTGACCGCGATACCCACATGAATCGAGTGCGGAAAACGATTCCAGTCGGCAGCAGACCAGACGTAATTTCCGTCTACGTATCCGCCAACGAGCTGAGCGCTTGTCGGAATCACTGAGGCATCAGAATTGATTCCGTCATACATGGTTCTCAAGAGATTACGCCTCCTTTCTAAGAGGTGTGGTTCTTGACGACCTTCGTAACGTCCTGAGTCGTCCGGTAGATATCGTTCAAGGTCTTGACGTCGGACAGAATCTTCTTGACGTGCTTTCGGCCGTTCTCAATCCGACTTCCGCCACCCGCCTCCTTGTATTGCTTCTCCAGGTTTCGCCGGTTGATGACCGCCTGAAGCTCTTGGTTACTGAGAGACTTGATTCCGCTGTTCTTGGCCTTTTCAAGGTTGGCCCGAGTGTTGACGTGGTCTGCTGATGCCGGGTGAGACGGAGTCTTTCGCTGTCCCCACCGCATACCCTTTATACCGTGGTGTTCTAGAACCCTTCCCACCATGGCTGTACCGGTTGTGGTGGTGTCGGTGTCGGATCCGTCCATGATTCTCCTTCCCGCTTGACGTTGAGACGCCATTCGTATTCTTTAAGTTGCGCATTGTAGGCGTCGATGACGAACGAAGTCGTCGGCGGGTCGAACAGCATCTTGACCCGAATGAAGATGTAAGACTTTACAGCATTCAGGTTTAGGTCGGTTCCGACGAAGGCACTCCACGTAGCCGTGTTGTCCTCAATTGAAAAACTGTCAGTTGGACCTATCCCCAATTGCCATAGCACGAAGAACGCTGTGTTGATGTGGATGATGACATCCGTATCGAACGGGGTGTAGGTCGAATCCAAACCAAGAAGTTTCTTGATGCTGTCGAGAATACTATCGGTCACGTGGAGTGCCTCCTTTCGTCTACCATAGTTTTGTGTCGCCAGGCCTTCTCGGAACGTAAGGTTTCGGAAGGAGACTTTTATCTCCGTAGTGAATTGCGTTGTGAGTTCGCAATGTAACGGAGATCAAGAACTCTGGATCGAGGATGTCTTCGTTTCCATCGACAATATCGCTTACTGTCATCGGGTTCATGTGATGGATGTAGATACGATCATGAATATCGTAACCCGATACACCCATGTCGCACCCGTTGTCACGAACTATGACGTGGTTGCGTATTTGTCTCCACTGAGTGGAGCGATAAAAATCTTGGTTGAGATATCTGTCGAAACCGAAAGTAGATTTACCGACTACTCCACGAAGAGCCAGATATTCAAAGCGATCGTCCAAAGTATGGTGTCTACGAAGTTCGGAATACGTTTTAACCATCGTATTCGTCCACTTGATCCATCGGACCTTGAAGATCCTGTCCGGAATAAGCGCGCATCGCATTGAGTGCTTTCAGATATAGCTCCTCCACCACCTTCTGAGATTCGATCGCCTCACGCTTGACTTGCATGAGTTGATTCTCGTGACGAAGACGCTCTTGCTCAAGTCTCTCTCGCGAAGAGCCCAACTTCAGGAAGTGAACAGTCTCTTGGGCAGACGCACTGCCCTCGCGTAGACGCTTTTCGACCAAGTCATGCGCGAGCGAAACCAATTGGTTCTCTCGACCCTCAGGAGTTGATGCTGGGCGTTGCCTAGGACTGGACCCCTCGCTAGAACCAGACAAGATCTCAACTCCTTTCTTTGGGTTTTGGTCCGGGTGGGGCGGGTTTCAGGGCGGGGCGGGATGGATTGTTTGCACAAAAAGTCCCTCCGGGGATATTTTTGGAGATC